GGACTTCAACTTCTAATATAGGATTCTGCCTAATAGGTGTCATATGCAAACCTGCAAAACCATTACGTTTCATAAGAAACATAACCCTTTTCCTGTCTCCAGTATTGACATTGTTCAACAAAACTGCTGAAGCATTACCTACAATAATAGGTGCCGCTTGGTTGCGCTGTGCTGAGAGCAAAGCACCAGCAGGATATTTTCCAGCAGCAATAAATTTATGTCTAATGGCACCACGTTGTACTGCAAAAGCAGGTGTTAAATAATTTAACAACGTTTCACCAGAAAAAGTATAATTAGCAACACCAGTAGTAGAATCCCTCCCACCAGGATCATGACCACGATATGGTGGAAATATTGAAAGCGGAGTGGTCAAAATACGGGGATTATCTCCACCTGCATCACTAGGCCACCAAGATTGTGAATAATTATACCTACGCAATAATTCGCGAAAGGATACAATTTGTTCACCTTGATATACTAGAAATTGATTGTCAGTTTCAAGATAATCTCCAAAAGTCGGTATAGGCGTGACTTCAGTAGGAGCATTGGAATCATCCTGTGTGGTAGCCAACACTTCTTCTTCAGATTGATTTGTATAAATCAATTCAGACCCAGATTGTGGTCTTGGAAATACAGACAATGGATCAAGTCCAGGAGATGTGGGAACAGCTACGGCAAAATCATCACCTAGCTACCCATACTTGGACTTTAATATCCGCGGTGGAAGCACTGGTGTAGCCAATTAATTAACTACATATATAGATAATGATCCATTATCAGTATCATGTCCGGCTGAAACAGGAACAAGATCAGCAAACATGTTGCTCTGATATGCAGTATCATACAGCGGTACATTTGTTGCCCAGGCCTTAATATCAGCCCATTTAACTTCATATTCAAAATCACGATCTTCAGAAATATCGATGACCGTAGAATAAACGTTATTATATGGGATAGGTCCCGCAGGATTAGTCCTAGGGTTATAAACCAAACGTAAACGTCCTCTATGATATTCTGAGCATACAACATTAAATCGGAATTTAATAGAACCTTGCCATGCTTCAAATGGAGCAGCAGCAAAAGCCAATGCTGTTGCATGAATCTCAGTATTATTTCCAGTCGCCATAAGACCAGTATAATTTGGTGATACGACTATAGATGCCAATAGTGTTTCAGCACCATCACTTACAAGCCAATCAAATT